ATTACCAGCTTTGTTATAACTTACATGAACCCACCCTGAATTGATTTCTTCTGGTTTCCAAAATTCTAAAATACATTGGTCAAATTCTAAATGATTAACTATCCAGTCAGCAAGTTCTTTATTAGGAACTCCTAAGACTTCGCAATCAACTGCCACTCCAGTCGTGTGCTGACTCCTCTCACTTGAACCTATTGCTTTGCATAAAGCAGGAGAACGATAACCAGAAGTTATTTTAATATCGCCAAAATGATTTACTATTGGATTGATTACTTCGTAGATTAATGTTTGTAAGTTAATTAGGATTTGGTCAGTTGGAGTATTGTCTATTCCAAGTCTTGTAGCTGTTTCGCTAAAAAGCAGTTCCTTCAAACTTACTTCTCTCATATATAGATATTGTTATCCCAATCTCCATTTCTTTTCAAATACATTGGTGTTAAATGTGGCATACCATTTGTTATTAATCCACAAGACAAAATTGGTTTCTTTAAATTAAGTCTCATATAACGCATACTTAATGCTTCTTTGTCTATAAGACAACCAACAGTTAATCCAAAATTCAAATGAAAGTCGTTACCAACCATTACGCACTCACTTATCGTATGATAATGTCCCTGCACTACTGACATTGAAAAAGAAGCAACTGCTTTTTTTATATCAGGAGAAAATTGATGTCCAAATAATATTCTACCTTTATCAGTTTGAATAAAATGTTTTTCTTTCCATTCCCAACCTTTGCCAACTTCTAATATTTGATTATAAGATTTAATAAAAGATTTAGTCATTCCTTTTGCCATAGCACGTCTTAAAACCATAGAACCATGATTTGATTCTAACAAAGTCATTTGTGGGAATAGTTTATGAAGTCTATGTATTTCTTTTTTGCCAAGTTCTAATTCATCTTTAGGAGATGGTAAGTCAGGGTCTATTGTGTGGGAAACATTGATGGAATGAAAGTCCATTTCATCTCCAATATTTATTACAGTATCAGGTTTATATTTTGCTTTTAATTTAGTGAGGAATCCATGCCAGTCTTTATGAGCAAATGGAAAATGACAATCGCTGATAACTAAAATGCGTTTATTCATAAACTAACTAGTAGTTGTATTTGCTATTTTAAGCAATAGTTACTTTGCCAAGAAAATAGTTATTAATGCTAACGACAAAGCACCAAGTCCACATAACATAGACCAGTATAAATTTTCCATTTTCTTTTCTAATTTATATAGAGAAGCCGATATTATCCTAATTTCCCTTTTCACTCCAGTCAGGTGACCTTTGAAAGCTATTAATTGTTCGTTGGTTGTTCTTGTCATTGTCTTTATCGGTACATTTGCAAGACTTCAAAAGACAACAACTGTCATCATTAACTAATCTGTAAATGCACATTAAATTTTTGTGCATTAATATCAAATTAGTTTGTCAAAATAAAGTTATTTCTTAGAATAGAATTGCTCAACAGCTTTAGCATAATCTTTCCAAAAATTTTTAACATCTTCAAAAGCATCTGCGTAAAACTTTGACCAATATTCTTTGATAGATTTATAATCTAACATTGAGTTCTCCTTTGAGTAAAAGTTATTTTCTTCAGTCGTATATATCATGCAGGATATATAATTGTGCAACGCACAAAATTCAAGACTTACTTTATGTTTAAATGTATTTTAATTGATTCTATAAAATCATTGATTGCAAGTTCGTACTTCCAACCAAGATACATTCCTAATATTATTCCTAGTATAAACCAAATCATTATTTTTTATCGCACACAAATTTAATTAAGTCAAAGTCTTTAGTTTTAAGATAATCAATAACTTCAGCAATAGTTTGCTGTCTAATATATTCATCTCTTATTTCTTGTGATGTTGGTTTTGGCAAAGGCGAATCCCATCTATCTATAATAAATTCACCAGCAGATGTTAAATCAAAACTTGCATCAGGTACTAAAGACTTCATTACTGTATTAATACCCCAAGAAAAACCATTTTCATTAGAGTATTTTTTTATTGTTGAACCAATAGATAATTTTCTAACTGTCATTTGAATTGTTTTCCAGTTACCCAAGTTACTAAGGAATTTCTTTCACCTTTAGTTACTGGCATAACTTCGTGTAACACATAAGAAGGAAATAATATTAATGTTCCTTGTGTTTTATCCATTAAAGTTCCTTTATCTTCATCATATAAATATAGTTCTCCACCTTCATATTCTTCAGGGTTTGTAAGTTGAATAGATATAGATAATTTTCTAACTGGTATATTCATTCCTCTATCAACGTGCTTACCATATTTACCAGATGGTGCTTCATAATTTGTAAATTGGAATCCCTCATTAATTCCAAATAAATCAAACTTAAAAAATCTTTCATTAAGATTTAGAGTAATATCAGTTACTCTACGAAATACCCAATCCATATTATCAACAGGATATAACCAAGATATTTTACTATCTCTTACATCAGATTTACCTATTGTAATACCTTTAATTAAACCTTTATTTTTTGCTATATTAATGATTGTTTGACATTCTTCCTTTGAAAATGCGTTTTGCCAAAATGCGTAAAGATTTATTTTATCTAGTTGAAAATTCCAAGATGAATTTTCAAACTTATTTTGTTTGATTGTTTCTGTCATTTCCTTCCTTTATAATTAAATTGTTTTTATCTCCCAATTTATAATAGATTCATTCCAAGAATAATACTGATTATTTTCTAATTCTGCTGTTGGTTTAGCAATAGGTGCTTCCCAAAGACAAGTATCTTCGTTTAATATCCAAGATTGATAAGGTTTTGGTGAAATAAAAGCATCTCTATCTTCATCATAAATCATTCCAATACCTGCATGATTTTTTCTTAAAGGTGTTCCACCTTTATTATGTACTCCACCATGAGTATTATAAGAAGTTTGTTTCCAAATAGCCCAGCCAGTTAATTTAGTTAAAAAATCTATACCAATAGATTCTTGTTCAACTCCATTACTGTCATGCAATACTTCATTATTAACAGAAAGAACTTCTATTACTTTTCCATTTAATCCTATTTTTGCGAAACTAGCCATTATGTTGTGTAACTCCCTGAACCTGTAAATTTAATAATTGTATTTGCACCTGATGTTGTAATTGTAGGCGAACCCGTTGTAGTTCCTGAGTAATTTGCAGTTGGTAAACTTAATATAACAACTCCTTTGCCTCCACCACCACCAGGATTTGAGTCGTAACCTGCACCTCCGCCACCACCGCCTAAATTAACTGTTCCAGCAGTTCCTGGACCATAATTACCTGCACCACCTCCTCCAGTACCACCTGAACCTCCAGTTCCTGAACCACCATTATATCCACCACCTCCACCTCCTCCTCCAGCATAAGTTACTGAAGAACCAGTTATTGAAGATGCAGAACCATTACCACCATTTCCTCCTACACCAGCAGTAGCATTTGAACCAACAGCACCAGCACCTCCTCCTCCACCTCCACCAGTAGCTCCTCCATTTACTCCAGCACCACCATTGTTACCTTGACTTGGAGATGTGCTTGGAGTGTTTCCTGAACCACCTGCAGTTTGACCATTTGCCGCACCTCCTCCTCCTGAACCACCATTAGAACCAGCAACGTTAGTACCTCCACCACCCCCACCATTACTTGTAATTGTTGTTAAACCTGTACCTGAAATTGAAGAATTTGAACCTGAAGTACCTGATACACCTCCAGAACCAGGAGCACCTGCACCACCATCTCCTACTGTTACTGTAATTGCTATTCCACTATTTACTGTTTGTGTTGATGTTCTATATCCACCTGCACCTCCTCCACCACAAGCAAAACCTGCATAGGTATCTCCACCTCCACCTCCTCCGCCTCCAGCTACTACTAAAAAATCTACCGAATAAGATGTTGGTGATAAAGCATCTGTTCCTTCATTAATTCCTGATGTTGCTAACCAACCTTGTGTTGAATCTATATAAACTAATAATACACCTTCTCTTTCACCAGTTAATTGTAAGTTAGCTGTTGCACCTTCAATTTTATTTCCATTAGGAGAAATTGTAAGTGCATTAGTATCAAAAGTTCCTGCGTAATCTACTACTGCAACTTGTTGTCCAGCAGTTGGTGAAGCTGGTAAAGTTACTGTAAATGCAGAAGATGTTGTGTTACAAAAATATCCTTCTCCAGCAACAGCAGTAAAACCAGAAGTCTTAACTGAAGATTGCCAAGAAATACCAGCAGAAGGAGTTGTAAATGATAATACACCAGAACCATTTGTTGTTAATACTTGTCCATTAGTTCCATCAGTTGCAGGTAAAGTAAAAGTTAAATCAGCACTAACACTAGCTGGTGCTTTTAATCCAATATAATTTGTTCCATTTGCAGTAGTCTCACGAAAGCGAACTTCTTTTTGATTGTCTATAATTAAATTTACTGTTGATGTAGAAGCTGTATCTGAAAGTGTTAAAACTGTGCCAGTTGCAGTTGTTGATAGACCAGTAATTGATACTGTTGAGTCTAACCAGTTTACTGTGTTTGCAGTATGGTCAATAGTTGCTAAAGAAATGTCATCAGTTCCATCATAGTATTTTAAAGTAGGAGAAGTTGCAGAAGTTGTGTCTAACCAAATTTGTCCTGCGACAGCACCAGTTGGTCTTGATGTCCCTGAATGAGTTGTTTGAATTGCTGATAGTGCGTTGTTTAAATCTGAACGAAATGCAGGGAAACCCTGATTCGCAATATTCATATCGTGCTGACTCATATATTCAATTCTCTAAATTTTGGTTTAACATAAACTTTATTTCCATAAGTCCATGCGTGTTGATTATTTTCTGACCTTGTAGCCCATTCTAAATTATCAACTCTATTATCATCTCTTATACTGTTTTTATGATTAATTTCCAGTTTATTATTTGGATTCGGAATATATGTTTTTGCTACTAATCTGTGAACTAATTGTTCTGACCTTTTTTGATTGTTTTTAGAATCTCTTAATTTTACTCTTTGATAACCTTTTAAATTTGAAGGTTTTAAAAATCTTTTTCTTTTATGAGAATATACTTTACCATCTCTAGTTACTGAATATTGACCTTCATAACCTAAAATATCTTTCATAATTCTATCTATCAATAACCTTTTGCAAGGTAGTCAAATGTTTTACTTACACCAGTTCCACTACTATTTTTGAAAGCTACATCAAAACCATTTGTAGTTTTATTTGTCAGTAAATAGTAATCGCCAGTAGCTAAACCTTGTGCAGTAATACCAACAGCATAGTTAGCAGAATAAAATGGATTTGTAAATGTTACTGTGTATGTACTTGTGCCTGAAACAATATCATTTCCACTAAATATTCTATCTGGCATATCAATACTAACTGATAAAGCA